GTTTCAGGGGACATAACAGCAGTGCCTGAATCCCTAAGTTACTGCTGAAGCTCCAGTGCGCGCACGCGCTTATCTAGGTCGGACAGTTCGTTGCGTGCGTCGATCTTTAGCTCTTCGATCGATTTGGCCATCTGCACCACAGTGGCCTCAATCCGTGCGGACTGGATCTGCATTGAGATCAGCAGACCACCGATGGCGATCATGCCAGTAGCCAAGACGGTGGGCAGCGAGGCGGAGAAGACGCCACCTACGCTCTGTGGTTCTTCAGCCATCGCTGTGGCGACTTCCATCCCATCCATCGTAGCGATCGAACGGGTCCGGCCTCCCCTGCAGGATGACCACCGCACGGCGATAGTAATGATTGTCCGTCTTCCCGACACGCTCGAGGTGGTCGCGAATCTTGCGCCAGTTTTCGAGCGTATCGCGATCCATTAGCGGCCTTGCCCCCGCAGTGGCTTGCGGCCGCGGCGCCGTGGGCGGGACTGCTGTCCATACCCTTGGCGCGTGGTCTTCGGTGGTCCCGGCTGATGCTCAATGCGAGCGGTGCCGGTCTTGGATTTCACTGCCATGGGACACCGGCCGCCTGGCTCGGATGGCGCTGTTCATCAAGCTGGTGCTGCAGGGCGCCCTCAATCTCGGTCACCTTCTCAGCGCCGAAGTTGTCCTTCACCCAGCCGATCACCATCTCCTCGGTGAGATCCGCAAAAGGGATCAGCTTGTCGGGGCGCTCAAAGCCGACGGACCCATAGGCCGAGCTGGCGTAGGTGCCGTCTTCAGCCGAGAGCGTCCAATGTGCCGTCAGAACGAATCCATCGGCGGTCTCTCTTTCGAGGTTGGCGATCCGCCAGGTGAAGGTGGTGCTAGGGGTAGCGCTGGGCATGGTGATGCGAGCCGTGGGTGAAGTTTAGGTGAGATGGCAAGTGAAGGCACTGCCGGATCTGCGCCTTGCGCTGTTCAATGCGCTCCCGGCGCTCAGCATCGAAGTCCTTAGTGAGTTCGGAGAAGGAGCGCGTCATGAGCGTTAAAGAAGGTGACTACTCAGTAACAGGCAAGCATCTTTTGGATGCGCTCCACTTGATACTCATACTCCTCCATAGCCTCCACATCGTCGATGCTGCGAGTGGTGGCGTAATTACTGAGATCAAGGCGAAGCTTGTCAGTGTCGCTCCAAAGGCGATCCATCACAAACTGTTTGATCAACCGTTTGTTTTCAGCGTTCATGGTGATTAGTGGGAATGACTACTCAGCCCAGGCAGCATTAGCAATCGCCACCACCTTCGGGTCTTCGCCACTCAGGTCATCACCAGGCTGCAGCACATGGCGGTGATACGAGGAAGACAGCACTTCGCCATCTTCCAGTACTCGGATAGCAGAACGCACTTGGATGGCGTTGCTTTCCAGTACTTCGATCTTGTCAACAACGGTTTCTTTTGTAAGAGCCATTAGGAACGTCCTCCAGACGTAACGGGTTTAGGTTCGTAGTTTTGAGCCGTTGCGGGCTTATTTTTAGACAGAATACGATCCAGATACCCAAATCGTTGCAGCAGTATCCAAGGCTAAAGCAGCTCTGCTGCCACCACCAGTAGGCACAGAACTTAAGCCTATTTGAGTGGTATTAGACAACACTACTGCGGTTGGATATGTACCAGCAGGGGTAGTAAGATTATTATTGTCTAATGCACAGGCCGGGTTGTAGTTTGCTGTATTTTCGCAAGTAAAAGGCAAACCTCCTACCCGCATGTTGCCAGTCCCTGTATGTGCAGTCCAGAGTATAGTTGCGGCAAAGTGGACGATTGTGCCTACTTTTGTATAAATTCCAACTTGAATTGTGTATGTTCCTGTTCCAGCGTCGGTTGTACCCACAATCGTCGGAGTAAACGTCCCTTCCTCATAATCATCCAGCTCATTAGCTGCCGCAGTGTCACCGTTGAAGGTAATGCCAGCACCAGCAAGACGCACTTGACCTGCGCTGGTAATACGAAGCCGCTCCGTCGGGCTGCTCGCTCCATCGGCGGTAGTGGAGAACACTAGACGGCCTGGATAATCACCTGAACCGGCATCTGCATCGGCTGCACTTGAAATTACCGCAAATTCGTTCCCGGCTTGATCAGTAAATGCGATTGCACCAATGTTTTCATCTGTTGTAATTGCTGTTGCAGCTTCGCCCCGAGCGATGTTGATAACGCCAGGACCAGTAGCTGCGCTTGTGTTCCCTTGAGTTTTAATAAATGCGTATTGAGCCCAGGCTCCTGCACTGGAGGCAGTAGACGTGCCAACTAAAAATCTACCACTTGAGTCCCAGCGGCCTCTTTCTGAGTAGGTAGAGCCATCGCTTGATTGCCTAAAAGCTAAAGCAATGACTTGCCCATCATTGCCAACTGTATCTATAGAGCCGAGTCCATTTTCGCATCCAATTTGTGTAGACCTGATACCAGTTCCAATCGAAACATCGCTTCTTTGCGCCCGAATAATCCCTTGTACATTTAATGGCGTCCCAGGCACCGCAGTGCCAATCCCTAGTCGCCCTGAGGCATCCAACCTCATGCGCTCAGTTGAGCCGTTGGTGCTAAACAGAATAGATCCGTTTTGATTAGACCTAAGCGCAATATCAGTTGATGCGCCGCCTGTAATAATCGACCCACCGCCAATGTAAAAGGCATCTGTTGCGTTCTTGTACAGAGTGAAAATATCGTCTGTTCTAATCGCGCCACCGACAACATCAAGTTTTGTCCCAGGCGTAGAAGTCCCCACACCTACCCTGTTATTGGCAGCATCAACGTAGAGCGTATTGCTGTCGATATTGACGTTCCCGTTGGCGTCAATCGTCAGGCGAGCCGTGCCACCCGTTGAAATTCCGACTTGGTTGGCGCCGGGCGAATAGAAGCCGGTATCGGTGCCGCTGTCCTTGAAGTAGATCGACGGTGCGGCGGCGGTGCCGTTTTCAAAGGCAATGTTGGTCCACTCGCCATCCAACTGGTACAGCGTGATCCAAGCGTTGTTGGCGCTGTTCCGCATCTTCATCACGCCAGCGGTCGTATCCGCCCAGCGCATGAAGGCGTAAGTGGTTGCTGGCTCGGTCGCTCCGCTGTTCTGGGTGACGATTGCGGAAAGGCCGTTGTTGAGATCGGAACGGACGGCAGCGCCGGTGCCGTTAGCGATCACGTAATCGTGCTGTGCCATCAGACTTCCAGGCAATGCCTAGATTCTTGCAGGATTTAGGCCGCCTTGCCATATCCGACAGCGGACCATGCGAAGTTCCTGTCGACTGCGGTGTCAGCGCTGTTTCTGAATGTGACCGTGAAGCCGGTGCCGCTGACGCCAGTCACCACGAAGTAGTCGCCGGTGGCCATGTTCTGAGCAGTTATGCCTACGCTCGGCAGGCTGCTGTTGACGCCGCCCAGCGCAGCGGTGCCAGTGAAGAACGGCTTGTCGAACGTGACCGTCTTGGCACCAGCCCCACTCGCGATGCTGCCCACGCTCTGCTCCTGCCGCCGCTGGAAGGTGGCCTCATAGCCCAGCTCATCGATCAGGATGTTCTGCGCAATGTCGTTGCTGGTCAGCTCGCTCTTGAACTGGAAGCCGCGCCCCTTGAAGGTGCCGTTCACGAACTCCTGCCAACTCGACCATGTGGGCGTACCGCTGGGATTGTCGCTGGTGCTGCGCAGGTAGAGCTTGGCATTGACGCCAGCCGCTGCAGCGCCATCCCAATCGTCCCAGCTATCAACCTCTCCGGTGCGGCTATCGATCAGGTCCGATGGGAAGTAGGCACGGGTGACGAAGAAGCGCTTCAGGTCGAGACTGTAGGCAGAACCCAGGTCAAGAGTATTCAGAAACTGATACGTGCCGCTGCTAGCCACGTCTCCCATCACATCGAACGCCACGACAGCATCCACGTCCGTTATGGCATCGAACAAAGCGGTGCCATCCAGCGTCAGAGCGTCATACTCCTCGCTGTAGAACACCGTGGTCTTGCTGCCTTGGAATGGCGGCACATCGGCATCTTCGCGGCGTGACTGCACCAGCAGATTGCCCAGCGTGTCGGGCAGGTCCACGATCACGCTGGTCTCGGTTGCTGACTGGCGGCCGCCATCATCCTCGAACTTGACCAACACCTCGCCTTCCACCAGCGGGATGATCGCCTCGGTGGCACTACCGGCCTTGGCCTCCACCAAGTCGACGCTGTTCGCCCAGGTGGCGGTGCCATCGATCAGGTTGCTGTGGCGGATGTGGACCCGACCACCGATCTTCACGTCGAGATCAACGGTCGGATTCCACCGCAGGCGGCCGGAGTTGGCGCTGATCGCCTCGAAGGTGAGGTTCTGCACATTGCCCGGCACTGCCGTCTTGCCGACCGCTGCGAAGCTCAGCAATGCAGGCGAGATACTGGGCGCACGCGCACCGTTGAGGCTATAGACCCGGATCTCGTAGGTCTGCGCAGTGGTGTCGAGGATCTCGTAATCAGTACGCGGCACACTGACCGTCGTCCAGTTGCCATCCACCGGACGCCATTGCACTCGATACTCAGAGACACCGACCACTGCGCTCCAGCTCACGATGAGCTTCACGCGCACCTGACCGTTGCTTTCGTAGATCGTCTCGCTGGCCGATAAGTTGGTCGGTGCAGGGCGTGGCTCATTGAGCTGCGTGATGTCGCGGGTTTCCAGCTTGAAGCCGCGCTCGACGTAGTTGTATTTGCTGGCGTTGTACGCGATCGCGGTGACTTCGTACTGAACGCGATCGATTTCGCTGATCGTCAGCACGCGCCAAGTGCTGGTCTCGACATTGCTGTTGCTCAGCACCCAGATGCTGTTTGCGTTCGGTGCAGTGCTGAAGGCGGAGGAGACGGTGATGTTCGCGCCAGCGATGCTGCTGATCGCCTTGGTCTCGACGGTGCCATCAGGCAGGATCACCGATAGCGTCGCGCTGCCGGTGGTCACCAGATCGGTCTCGGCGGTGTCGTCGACCGTGATCACGGTGGTGGTGGCTGCTGCGATGCGGCCACCACGGCGCACACCAGACTTCACCGGATCGGCGATCTCAATCACTTGGCCTGGCCGCACCAGCACGCCGGCATCCACGGAAGTCTTGAAGGAGACCACCTCGGTTTCGTACTGCTCGGTATAGAGCAGCCACTCACCAAGGCGGGCAGCTTGGCCGCGGCTGGTGCAGGCGAAGGCTTTGAGGTTGGTGGTGATCACGCCATACTTCGCGATGGCTTCCTTGTCCTCCACCACCTCGTAGGCAATGTCCTGCGTCTCAAGATCGAGGTAGCTGATGATCGCGACCGTGTGCCTGGTCTTCAGATCCGAGCCGGTGTAGGTGAAGCCATCAGCACTGACATTGGCCAGCGTGAATAGGTAGCTGGCATCGGTCGGCTTGTCCTGGCTGATGGTCAAGCTGCCGGTGCTCCAGTACGGCATCACCCGCATCACAGAGCACAGATCGTTGATCAGCTTGTAGGCCTCCTCCTGGTTCTGGATCAGGGCATTGCAAGAGAAGCGCGGCTCGGTGCCACCGAAGCCATCGTCGACGCTGCTGGATGCGTACTGGCTGGCGGAATAAAAGGCGAACTTATCAAGCTGGCTGGCGGTGATGTGATCGCCCAGTCCCCAGCGGGTGTTCGTGAGCAGCGCGTAGAGGATCCAAGCTGGATCTGAAGTCCAAACCGCAGCGCCGAAGGTGCCATCCCATGCGCCGGCATAGCTGATGGCGCCGGTGGTCTGATCCACAGTCCCGTTGCTCGGGATCTGCACCTTCATCCCGCGGACGCGATAGGTGCGGCTAGGGATGCTGCTGAACTGCTCAGCATCCAAGCGCATCGCGACCAGGGCGCTGTTGGGGTATTTCAGTTTCTGCTCAGTGATCTCGGTGTAGCTCGACCAGTAGAAGTCGTTGAGCAGGTTGGTGTCGAGGCTGTCGGCCGTGATGCGCACCACTCGCACATCAATCGGGAACGCCCCGGTGAAGCTCACCTTGTAGTCCTTCTGATATTGATCTGCAGATCGGCCTGCGATCGTGTCATCAATGACGGTGGTGTAACCGCCACCGTTGTATTGCACTCGGATCTGCAGGTTGATGCTGGTGCCCTTTACATCACCCTCATCGGTGTATTGCTCAAGCCGCGGCACCGTGATGGTGACTCGAACAGCGTCGACCGTAGTGTCGGTGATGGTGCGCGTGATCGGTGTGGCCTGCTCGACCTTCACCTGAACACTGCTTTCTCGCTCAATATCGGAGAAGCCGGGGATGTAGGTCTGCGCCTGTGTGCCGTAGCGAGCCTGCAGCGTGACGTTCTGGAAGTTGTAGTCGGCAGATTGCGGATTGGTCGCATCAGCACCCTGCCGCAGGATCTGCGTGCCGTTCAGGAATACATCCTTAAGCAATGCCCGGTTGTAGTCATCAGTGCCGCGCGTATAGGCTGCGGCCGATGGGAAGCCTTCGATCTCGCCTTCGCTCAGCAGGTCGACGAATGTCGCGTATTGCTTCGAGGCCAGCGTGTCGGGATCACGAACTGGTGTCCGAGTTGGTGCGACAACGGTTTGCTGGACGACGGTTGTACCACCGCCGCCTCCGCCGCCACCACCTGCGCCACGGATCAGTTCGCTCATGCTTCTATCTGCACGGTGTCGATGCCGGCCGAGATCACCACGGAGCCGCAGATCACTTCACCGAACGCTAGGGGCAGCGGCACACCTGCTCGGCTGGTGTTCTGGATCCCGCTGAAGCTGTAGGACTTCTGCGGATCCATCTCGGTGTTGGTGGTCCCCTGCGGTCCGCTGTAGGTGCTGGATGCTGCCAGCGTTGGCGTTGGCGTCAGTGCCTGCGAGATGCCGCCCAGGATCAGAGCACCACCGAGCAGACCGATCTTGGTGACGGTGGCACCAGCAAGACCAAGGCCAAGGCCAGGGATAAAGATCGCTGCAGCAACCAACGCAACACCAGCAAGGATCTGCCCCACACCACCACCAGCACCGCCGATCACCGGCACGATCTTGATCGCATTGCTGCCAGCCGGACCATGCAGCTCCTCCATTCCTACGGCATGATCACCGACGATCACGCGATAGTGGCGCGCCTCTTGGCACATGTGCCGCTCGACCTGCGGATAGTTGGCCAGTAGGAATCGAATCGCCTCTGCTGCACTATCAACGGCCGCCATGAACTTGCGCCGCCCGAGGAACTTGGCAAGCTGCCCATACACTCGGATCTCGCGCAGCATGGCAGTTCTCAGCCTTCGGTCAGTTTATCGGCGTCGCGATGGCGAAGTCTACGGCCGGTGCAATTTTGCAGCCAACCGCCGTACAGATCACGACTCGAGAGGCGACCGCGGAGATGGTGCAGCACCAACTGATCACCGATATACACACCGCAGTGGTTGAGGCCGCTGCCTTCGATGTTCATCAGCAGGCCATCGCCAAACTGCAGTGGCTCCTCCTCCGGCAGTTGATAGAAGCCAGCATCCTTCCAGAAGCCATCAAATA